CATCTAGCCCTTCTAATGAAATATCATCAGCCATTATTGGGCTGCTCCCATATTTGCTATATCTTGTGGCGAGAGTTTTCTTGCTCTTGGTTTGCCATTGGCATCTTCATACTGAACAAAAGTGCCTTTGTGTTCTGTATCACCAACACGAGGATTTACTACAATACCTACAATTTTATCGCTAGGGATGTTAAACTTTCTTGAGATAATGCCAATATGTTTGTCAGTTAGTCTTTGTACCTTTGCCCCACCTTTTTGTTGGGTTGTAATTTTCTTCTTTTCTTTAACTTTTTCTATTGTCCCTGCTCTTCCCTTTGTTCCGGGAACACGAAAATATTCTACATCTTCTACTTCTTCGGCTTTAACTTGTGGTCTAATCGCGCGATTAGCTGCTTCTCCCGGCAAATCGTAGCCCGGGACTACACTTGGCATTATACCAGTATTAGCATCAAATGCTTGGCCCTCTGGAATACGGACACCGCCTTTACTAAAGGCTTCAACACCTTGACCCATTCTAAGTGCATTTAATCCTTGCCTAAGTACATCAAGATTAGATGCGTAATTAGCACTAGTAGGATCAATTCCAAATGGAGCTAGTGTAGTTCTTAATTGATCACGACCTTTCTGCTTCTGAACATCCAACGCACCACTAGTTTTTAGGCGTTGTAATGCTTCACCAGATGCTAACGCTCTAGTATCTTTTTGTGTTTGTGCTGTTGTATCAGCAGTAGGCTGAGACAATAACTTAAATGGGAGAGTCATATCAGCCATGATTATGCGTCCCCTAACTGTCTATTAGCTAATATATTAATAAGTCTATTCTGATGATCCCAATATTGTTTATTAGCAAGAGCATTAGCATCTGCTATCCGTCGATCAGCTAAGTAATTTCCTACAGCTTTAAGTCCAACTGCACCACTCATGTTAGGAATAGTAGCTGGTGGAGGAGTACTATATATAGCTTGTGCTGCTATATTACCTGGAGTTTTATCAGTAAAACTAGGAGCAGGGACTTGTGGACGGTTAAGGTTTTGTATATCAGCTAATCTTGCACGATCAGCAGTTCCTTGTTGGTTAAATAAATTAAGTGCATCTATATCAGCGGTTTCAAACTGTCTAAAAGCTGGTGCAAGTTTTCCAGCCAGACTTCCAAGATAATTAGTATCTGGAATACCAGTACTACCCTGTCTGTGTCTTTCGGTTAACTTGGCAATCTCATCCATAAACTTAATTCTGGCACGATTAGTGTCTCGTGCTAAGAAATTTTTAGCATCGCCTATAGAACTAAATGTATCTACTTGATTAGCTGCTTCATTGAATCTATCAGCCCTTGCTACATCTCCTACAGCCATTTTCCTTCTAGCTTCAGCAGCAGCCTCACCACCAGGGCCAAAACTTACATCAAATCCACCTTCTGGATTTCTAGTTGTCTCAGAAAACGGAGTTGTTCCTGTTAGAGCTTGCATTGACTTTTCTTGATTAGCTGCTTGAGCAGCGATGTTGGCTTGATTAGCATCAGTTTGGGCTTTAGCTGCATCTCGTCCAGCTAACCAATTAATTCCTGATTCTATTAAATTTAAAACCATCTAAAATACTCCGCTTCCACGAGAACCAAGTCCTCTTCTGTCTCTACCTGTACCAACTCCACCTTCTCTTTCTGCTAATACATCAAGGAAACTGGGAGTTCCACTTACTTGTCCTTGTTGTCTTCCACCTTCTTGTAATGCACTAACAGCACTAAATAATGGATCTGTTCCTACTGCTGTTGATATTCTACCAGGTAATTCACCAGCAGTTGTAGTCATATAGTCAGTAGCTTGTGTCTCAAAAGGTGTTATATCAAATAACTCATCTCCAAGTTTGTATCCTTGTGCAGCTTCTAACGCTGATCCTCTAATTCCACTAAGTCCACCTTCAGCTTCACTACGAACTCCACCAAGTATATCAGTTAATCTACTTTGTACGTCTGGTCCTTGTGATAATAGACTTTCACTAGCTAAACGTCCACCTCTAGGACTTAATTGGCCTCTTGATCCAGCCCTAGCAATAATATCTTGTGCACCTTGTAACTTCTGTCCGTATATATTCTCCGCAGCTTTATTAAATGCTTCGGGATTAAATATATCACCTTCAAATCCTTGAGGAAATGCTTGCTCTACTGCTTGAACACCTTGACCTCGTAGCTCTATGTCCTTGTTAAATAAAGCTTCATCAGCAAATGCTCTACCAATCTTCTCATTGAGCATTGAATCGAAATCTTGTCCAGCTTGAAACTCATCAAATATACCTTGTGCACGATCTCTTGCTGCTTGTGCATAACCACGATCAGTAAATCCTCTTTCATCTACTAATGCATCAATACCTCTAATAGCATTTTCATAAGCTGCTAATGCAGAAATTGGATCTATTTCAGGAATGTTACCATAAGTAGGATCTTTTAAGAATCTACGAATAGCTGCAATATTACCACCGTCATCTTCCATTACGTATGGATCTGGAGTATTTGGATTATATCCTGGCATTTGTGCTGGTATGTCAGAAAATAGGTCTGATCTTACATTTGGATCACCTATGTTACTAAATGTGCCTGTATTACTTCTTCTACCTCTATCCCAATTCTGCAAAACCATCGAACCAATTGCTGATGGAATTCCTATTGGGGGCAAACTAGGATGAAATGCATCTGTCCACTTATCTTCTTTTTTTGTAACATTTAGAATCCCTTTATGGGGACTAGGCTTTAAATCCTTTCCTGATACTATTTTATCAACTTCTCCACGATCTAATACAGTATGTGGCGTACCATATTTATCTAATTGAGCTTGAGTTAATGATCGAGGAACAGGTAAGCCTAATTTCTCTGCTAAACCCCAATCAATCTGACCCAATCTATCATCTTGTTTTGGAACAGGCTTACCAAATTCTTCGGCCATTGCTTTAATTCTAGCTTCTTCTACCTTTGGGTTTATTTTGGGGTACATTTGATTCAGTGCTGCATTTATTGCGTCTTCTAGTTTACTCGCTTGTTGTACTTGTGCCGCAGCAGCAGCTTGGGCAGCAGCTTCGGATGCTGCTAGTTGATCACGCATAGCATCAGTGATAAGGCCTCCTCCAGTACCTCCTCCAGCATAAGGTACAGGTTCACCTAAACCTCCATACCCGGTGGCAGCAGCAGCCATCGCATCAGCAAAATCACTAAAATCGTTTTCGACACCCATAACTTTCTACCTATACAGCCAAGAACAATTCACGTTCTTTAGCCCTACGTTTTACTAGTCCTTTAAGTATCCTACCACCTGCTCTCCTCCACTTAGGAAACTCGTTAGCAGCATCTTCATACCATCCCCTGTTTAATTTCATTCTTAATGTACTTCTCTGAAAGTTCCCACTCCCGATATTATATATTATTGAAGCTAAACTTGAATACATATTTGCAGTTAATTCAGCAGTAACTAACTTTCTAATTGCATAATCAACATGACGTAACTCTCTTAATAGTAACGCTTCTCCATGATCTTTTGTTATCTTCTTATGTCTCATATCTATTTTATGACCATTAATATCCCAAGTAGAACCGTATCCTATTGTTGCAATACCCGCTGGACATCTATAAGGACGACTAGACCACCCTTCGTAGTACTTAATAATATCTAAACCAGCTTCGTTTATCTTCATTTTCTGTTAAAACTTCTCTGACCAAACCAAAAGGAAACAACTGCTGCCCAAACTGCTTGGAATTCATCATTCCAAATCATTCTATACTGTTGTGCAGTTATCCAATCCATATTTACTGATAAAGTTAAGATAGCAAACTCTATAAACAAACAATAAGTTATTATAGGCCTAACACTAGCAGACAGATTCACACACCATTGACTAGATTTACTTGTTATTGTTGCATGTTCTTTATGTAATGTTTCAGTTTCACGAATATCAGCGTCGATATTCATCATCTGCATCTTTTGTTTGCCGATTTGCAACTGTTGTTCTAGTTGCTTATCCATCATCTGCAATTCGTGTGCTTGATCTCTCTTTTCTTCAAAGTAACTAAGGACTTTAGGGAGAAATGAAGTACCAAATCCAAGAATAGATCCGACTAATGATAACATTACTTGCTCCCTATAGGTGGATGTGAACCGTTATGCATTCTTTCTACGCTTTGTATCTGACTTTCCATAACTTTAAGCCTTGCTTGTATATCTGCTATCTCTCTATTACGTCTTTCTAACGTAGCAACTGAGTTGATATCTTTAAGTACATCTATTTGACTACTAAATACGGCTCGTTGACTTTCCGCATCGTCAAGACGTACATCAAAATCAGACTTATGTTGTTCAAACTTCTTAATATGATCCTCTAAATCTTCTACTACACGTTGTAATGTACTTTTAACAACAGCATAGCCACCAGCAATTGTTGCTATTAACATTAGAGCTTGCATTGCATGACCAGCCGTTAATTCCATTTTATTACCTTATCTTCGGTGCAGTTGCAGCCCACATAACAAATCCAATTACAGCAATAACAGCTAAAAGTACTACAAGTATTTTTCCCGATTCTACCATGACTTTATGCCAAAATTCTTTATCTGCTTTCGCCTTTCTTAGTGCATTCTCTTTAGCTAATTGATCTGCGGCTTTGCGTTCTTGGATCAATTTCTTTCTTTGTTGTATTATCTGATTCCAAGTACCTTTGCCCCATTTTCTATCTATTTCCCTAGCTAAATTTAGTAATGCAAGTTCAGTTTGTTTATCTTCTAATACCTTGTTTGCAACGGCACTAATAGACGTATCATCATCGTATCCTTCATCTCCAGAGCGCATACGAAGAACTTGTTGCATACGAGTTTTGGGTCGTTTCTTTTTCTTATTCTTTTTATGTTCCTCTTGTGCTTTGAAAAGTCCGTCTAATGAATGGCCTATGCTCTGGATATTCTTAGCTGCACCTACCGCAGTTTTAACAGCGGCAATAGAAGCTGCAACAGTTACTGGGTCCATATGAAATCACCAAAAATAACTCAACTTAAAATCATTGCTGTTGCCAACATTCCGGCTACAAAACCACTAACGATACACTTCCAATGTGCTTTTAAATAGTCCATCGTTAATTCTCCTTTGTTGTGAATATCTACCGTACTTTAATCTTTTCCTATTAGAAGTTAACCAAGCTTTACGCCTCCAATAAAATGCTTCTGTAGCTAACTTTTCTAAGTAACTAGGATACCATACATTACCTACTTTAATCATTCAGGTTTAGGAAATTTGTCCTTAGTCTCTTTAATTTTAGCTTTCCAAGCATCGATTCCCGAATGGTAGATTAAATCGAATTGGTCGGCAAAACTTGGATACTCCGCCGCACGATCATCCTTATATTTGTGATTAGCTGCGTAGTCGGCTTTCTTGGCTGCGAAGTCAGCTTCCATCTTATCGAACTCAGCCTCTTCCTCTGCTGTAAAGGGTACTGGTCCAGTTGAAGTCATATGGACTCTTGTCATGTTGTTCTCCATGTTTCGCTTACGATTGTTTTAATCCAATGATTGTGTAGCCAACGGCAATGTTTCCTGAGCTAGTGTAGATACGAAGTCCTGTAAGATTGGACGAAGTTTCAACCAAAAACACACCTCGACTATCTTGAGCGCGACCCGCTGCTGTTTCGATAGACATAATCCAGTGAACAGGATGCGGAGTGCCGTTTGCTGGCCCATAAATTGTATACTCAACCGAATATTCTGTAGTGTTTAGTGGGTTAGCAGAGGAACTGGCATCAGCAACCTGTACACTTGTTGTAGCTCCTGTGCTATTACTGTTCGCAATTCCACCGTCATCTTTGTGATAACGACTTACATATCGATAATTGCTTGAAGACGTTAACCACGTAGAAGCCGAGTGCTGCGCCCTTGTGTGTACATCGACGTTATCAGTTGAATTTAGAACACTCCAACATATCACTTTTATCACATCATAACTAGTTGCGTCATCCGCGCTCCATGTCATGTCAACAGTGCCCGAAGCAGAAGTCGGAGCGTTACGCGAAATCACTGCCCACGCACCACCACCAGCTAAATCCAATATACCTTGTACTGTGTCACGTTTAGTATTGTTGCTGTCCGTTGCATCGCCATACATAATAAGATCGGATGCTGTTATTGTAACATCAGAAAAGTCAGCAATTAACGCATCTTTCGTTAAAGTTCCGTCAATTGCGTTAGCTGCTATGTGTGCAGTATCTATACTGCCATCAACGTAATGCTCACTATCTATCTGATCATCAGCAATTTTAGCATTAGTAACTGCATCTGCATCAATACCAGCAGTTCCTACTAATCCTCTTGACGGTTGAACTCCTAGAAATGGCATTATAATTTTCCTCGTTCTGTTGCTATTTCCGCTTCTTTATTTTTTAACCAATTATCATCAGTACCTAGAATAGCATCGCGTATTCTTCGAGGTGTAATTTCACGCTCAAAATTTTCAATCTTCTTCATAATAGTTCGTAGAGCTACGTCTGCATCGCTAGTACTCTTATCGAAAGTAACAGATTTTTCTGACGCATTAACAATCCAATAAGATATATCTCCACCGGGATTATCAACAACAAAACCCCCATGTGTAGCTACGTGAGCATCAGCATCAGATTTATTGCTGAAGTCTTGATATTTATCGACTTTATTATTAGAAGTTTTGACAATGGCTATATAATCTTCCATTAACTTTCTCCATGACAATTAATTTTGCCACCAGTATAATCTCCTAAACCATCTGCATTAACTCGAACTTGTGTTAAAGCCCCAGTCAGAGTTTTTGTGCCAGCCATAATGACACGATGCGATGCAGCATCATTTGAATCGTGATCCATCACAACCACACTGTAAGCTGCCCATAGCTCTGACCCAGATTGCATTTTTACAAGATTACAAAATCCATATAAAATTTGGTTTGTGTCAAATTGACCTGTGCTTCCTGTAATAACAAAACCGTCCGTTGCTGCGCCCATATTTGACCCATCACCAAAACCTCTTTGGGCATAACCAGAAGTTTCAACGCCGCCCGAATCGCCCAAACATACGGTCAAATCGCAATCACCATCTGTATCAATGCCCTCAAAAGAAATCCAAATTCTGCGTGTACTCGCAGCGAAACTTGAAAATGTTGTTGTTGTACCGCTGCTTACTGAGGCTTCGCTGTGATAAGTCCAAGTATCGCCGCCAGAAACTTCAGCGAAAACTGGTACTGATCCCGCTCCTTGCGATTTTAGATAATGGCCGCTGGTTCCAGCCGCAACCACCGCCGGGTTTCCAGAGGCATCCCACGTAATCAGTTCGCCATCAGTACCAGAAGCTATTTTAGCTAATGTTATCTGATCATCTGCTATGTGTGCGGTATCAATACTACCATTAGCATAATGATTACTATCAATAACATCATCTGCAATCTGACCACCCGTTAATGCAGTTTCGGCTGGCTGTGAACCAAGAAAAGGCATTATGTTATCTCCATGAACGACATTGAAATATCTATATAATTATCTGCTGCTGCTTGTGCAGTTATACTATCAGTTGCTTGTAATACTATCTTCTGACCAGCAAAAACTTCTAACGTAGATTTAGCAGGGATATCTGTATCCTTCAAAAGATAAACATCTTCGTTAGTGTTCGGATTACCTCCTGCGGTATCTGATACTAAAATAACATCGATGTCTGTAGCAGAACTATGCCTATTACAAATAGTCATCGACAATATAATAGTAGTAGTACTTCCAGGGCATGTATAAATAGTATCAGCACTACTATGATCTACTGATGCTCTTGTTACTACTTTAAATGTATTAGCCATTTCTTTATCCTATCCCAAAGCGATTATTATGCCTACATCTGCGTCTGTTCCAGCAGCACCAGTTGCTCCCGTCGCTCCTGTCGCTCCAGTAGGAATACCAAATGTAAATACACCATTAGTCGCGTTAAATGCTACAGTAGCAGAAGATCCAACACTTAAAGTATTAGCTACAGGACTAGTACTAATTAAGTCTGATGCATCTATTAGTGTAACTATATTTCCATCACTTACGCCTTGGTTATAAGAAGTAACCGATGTATGTGCAGTAGTAACAACTCCATAACGTCTAGAGTCAGAAACAAACTGATTAACAGTATAACTTTCCCCTGCTGCCCAAGCTCCAGCAAATGATGCATCAACACTAATCGATTGCCAATAAGTAGATTGCGCGGTACGTTCAGCAGAGAAAGTAAGAGTACTTGATGTTGTATGAGCTACAAGTACTTCCCAGATAGTATCATCTGACGAATCAACGTATCTTTCTCCAACAGCAACGGCTAAAGCATTCTGCCAAACACCTTTAACATTACTAATGGACAGATAACGGGCTAATAAAGCATCAACTTCATGCCAATTATTATGTTCATCCTCATGCCAAGGAATCTGATCAAAGTCGATTAAGTTGAAGTTAAAGTTAGTAGTTGTAGCCATTAAGCCACTCCTTCATCTTAAACGTCTACTTCGACTCCGACCACTTGGAAGTGGATCTCTTGCATAGCAACAGTACCAATTGTGTATTGAACTGTATCACCAGCAGCAAGCCAGAATATTTGTGGTGCTGGAGCGCAAGTTAGAGTTGGAGTTGATCCATCTGGTTCTGCACTAGCAGAAGGATCGTGAATTAACGTAATGTTATTAGAATAGAAATACTCGGTAGCTGGTAGGTTGAGGCGATTAGCAACAACAATCCCATTAACAAGAATTTCAAAATCACCTGTTGAGTCACTAGCATGAGCTAGACCCTTCCAGATAATTTGCACTTTTGCTCCCTTACCTGACGGGACTGTATAAGCGGTAGTAGTAGCTGCTGAAGCTGTCGTAGCTTCACCAAGAACGCCAATTTTATCTGCCATAGTCTCTTCTCCTTAATCGTTTGAAGTCATAGAGACACGCCCAAACGCAATGTCTCGGATTACATCCCCTTGAGAATCGTGAAACGAGTTTACTATTTGTCGTACTTCTGCCTCATCAACAAACCCGTAAAATGATTGTGCGCCAGCGACACTAGTACGTTGCTGTAGAGATGTAATTTCGTTTTTAATAGTTAATAACTGCGCTCTAAATGTAGCTTTAGAGACTTTTGTATTATCTGCGGGAAATGTTGCGTCAACTGCACTTGCCATTTTTATCTCCTTGGAGAACCTACAGAGTAGGCCATTGTAATAGAAACAAACTTAAGAGCCTTAGTTGCATCTCCAGACATTCTAAGCTTCATTATTTTATACCTACTTGTCCAAGCATACAACTGTTCTAATCTTGTTGGTCGCCCTCCACCATAATCATCACCGAATTCATCTGCACCAAATCCAGGACTGTCTCCTCCTTCAAAAACCATTTCTAAAGTTGGATCAAGAACATCAACATCAAATCCCAAACTATCATCAAACTTTAGTGAGTCTTCTTCCCAATCTTCTCCAAAGTCTGATTTATCTTTATATATATTATCAGTAAACATATTCGCTGTGAACTTATTATCTCCTAAAGTATCGAAGTTAATATAGCGACTAGATTTAGTTAGAAATCTTTGACCAGCATCAGACCAAGGAAGTTCCCAAATAAATGGGATAGGGACTCCACTATCAGCCGTGTCTGCTACAGGAGTAAATCCAGTATAGTCACCGAAAACGGTATCATCGTCGAACATCTCCTCAGAACCTTCACGATCTTTTCTAATTGGATCTTGTTCAGTTCCGTACAAGAAGACTTCTGTTCCAGTAGTAAAGAATATTCTTTTTAATGCAGATCTACATGCAGCCGACCAGTTCCAATTCTTGAATTCATACCACGCTTCTATCTTCAGTGTCTCATTTCTCTTGAACACAAATGTTCTAGTTTCAGTAGTATTATCAACTGAGTCAGCATTTGGAATCATCAACATATAGTCCAATGCTTGACTATCGAATATACTAAATGTTCGATCTTCTAATGTAGTAGTACTAGTTAAGTTATTGATATCTCTTTGTATTTCTGGATCAACTAATTGAGAGAATCTTTCTGGTCTTACAGAGCCAGTGAACAAAGCACGATTAACACTACTAACACCAATTTGATCAGCAAATAAAACATCCTCCCCTATAGTTTGTATTACTCTATGAGATATAGATCCATGACCTTCTATTGCATCAGTAAATGTAGGAGTGTGGTCTGAATCGGTAAATGTCCCAAGAGTTCCTGGTAATATAGAATCATCGAAGAATACTAGTACTTTATCACGAAAACTGCCTAGTCCTTTTATAGTAGAACTTCCACTTGGAACTCGACTACCAAGATCAAGTGATACTGAATCATTTGGTGCACCATCACCTACCCAAACGCCGGATGTATCCGTAGATGATATATGGATTCTGTCAACTGCATCGGGATCACCACCCATAATTAGGTAACGTCCATGAGCCAATAGATATTTAGCTATTGGTGTATTAGCATTAGAACCACTAGCGGGATCATTTAGATACTGACAATTCATGCTTGCGTTGATTATTAATGGTTTATTAACTCCATTAGCTACTATTAAAGAGCCACTAAATACTGCAAACGAAGCAAATGATAGTCCAGTCGCCCATCCATCAGGATTACCAGGAAGACTTTCTGCTAAATCATCTGACCATATTTCATATACGTTACCAGCACTATCTATTCTAACTAATTTTCCATTCTTCCCAACACAAACAATGTTAGCTGAGAAGTATTCACAAGCAATAATCTCGTCTAGATAATCAGAAGTATCAGCGAATAGTTTTGTTCCATGTCTTACAGCATTAGATCCATCTTCATTACGCTGCATATTCCTTAGTATCTTACTAAACTTAGTAGTAAGGTTTAAGTCGTTATCAATAACATTCCATCCACCAGAGAAATCCCGAATGGTTGCGTCTAATAGATTATTAGATCGCTGTATTCTTCTATCTTTAGGGAATAGGAATGTATCAACCATTAGAAATCTAATAAATCGTCTTTAGTATACCCAAGTTCATCATTTAATCGTTTTTCTTTTTCTATTAGTTTCTTTCCTTTCTCTGCGTATTTATCAAACGCATCCATTAGATCAAACGCATCCATTGGAGGATTAGCAACAGCAGCATCAGGATTTACTCCACCTGACATAGCATCTTGCGCTAAGTTCTCTGCTTGTCTTAATTCTAGTTCTTTTGGATGTATGTAGTCATCATAAGCCCATTCAGGAAGGTCGTTTAACGGAATCTCATCAATATCATCTATTATACTT